AGCTCTCCTGACTTCCCTTTTCTCAATCGCTTGTTGTAATCCGCACTTGTGATTTCGCCTCTGAAGTGACTTTTCCACGGCAGCCGCACATATCTCACACAACAGATAACGGGCAGACACAACGCTAAAATCGATGGGGGTTGGGTTAAACAGTGAATCACGATGAAGACGCAGTTTTGGAGTTGTAATCCTGGTATCTTTGAACGCCTTCCCACTCCCCAAAAACTCCCAACTGTAGGAATAATCAGATCGAGGACTTTTGATTATGTAGTAGATGTCATGCGCCCTGTTCCATTTGCAGATGTCACATACCAATCGATGTTGATGATGCCTACACAGCGTTCGGCCCTCATACCGCCCGGTTAACGCTAACGTGCCATCCATAGCACACTGACGCATAACAGCACATATTATCCCGTCGTGGTAATCAAAATCCCTCACCAGAGCGTTACACTGTAGCTCATCAGGTTCTGGTATAAGCTCATATGGGAAACCCTTTTTAATAATTGGTTTTGTCATTTACTAACATGCTTTGTGTCTGGCCTCACCGTTATCATAATCCCTACCTCTGATCGATGCCTAACCCTCTCATATGTAACATCGATGCCTGTAACGTGGCTTGGGTCATCATCCACTATGATCTCGGCGGCGACCAGACCGTCTAAGGCGTGCTTCATACTGGCAATAAAGTTATCCTGGTCGGGCCGTGAGCCGCACCAGCGGTAATGATAGTGAACGGTAGCAGGATCAATGGGATTATCTAGATTATATTCTCTGGCCCTGTAATACACAGACTCCTTGAACTCCTTCTGGACAGTCGCCTTTTTGCGCCAATGCGCTCTACCGTTAGGCGAAAGCGCAGACGGCAAGCCATAATCCAGTTCTATTGATATAGTGTCTGCTGGTCTGTTCATATGGTAGACTAGTCAGAGCTGTTGGTCCTAGCTTGGCGCCCTCCGGCGAGGACCAACAGCTCCCTAACTCCCTTCTTACTCAGGCTCTCGCTCCCAGGATATGGCGTTCTGTAAAGACCAGCCTAGGCGCATAAGGGCTTTACGACCTAACATCCTGTCATGCCTACCACAGGCCGGGGCTAGTTGGTTAAGAGAAGGAAAGAACCGAATGTATCTCTGTTTTACTCCACACGGCTTATTCTCATCTGTGACATACACACACTTCTTATTGGATTTCGCTTTTGTCATATTCAACCTCGCTTTTTCTACTTGAGCTTTTTGTGGGAAATAGGGAATGGTACGCTAGTAGTATCGCCTTGCAGTGTTCTTGAGGGCACCTAATAGCCAACACCTCAGAGGATACACTCCTGTTAGACATGCGGGTGGACTTTATTTGCATCACATATGAGGAGACTGGTGAGGGGACTGAATGTCTACACCGCTTACAGACCAATTCTCGCAGCCAAGTTTGGTAGTAATAAACTCGGGTCTTAGAGGGTTGCGTATCTGAGAACCTAACGCACTGTATTTGGGAGAGGCACCTGTTGTTAGCCGTTCGGTGCTGGCAAGAATTCAAGTCGAATGTCTCCATAGGCCGCTCCCCTGTCGTAGCGGTGGCCCCTTGGAGATCCTCGAATATGTTGAGCATCTTATGAAACCTAGCAGTCCCGAAGCCGTGTCCGTTCTTTGCGCCTTTTGGAGTATTCAAAGGGTATCTCTCACTTCTGCTGATACCGTGACAGGTACTTCTTTCAGCACCTCTTCCATTCCCGTAATCATGCAGTTGGTAAGCCATTCTTTCGCTTCCTCAGCCCTGGATTCTTCCACCTCGATCACTATCTCGTCATGTATCGCAGACACTAGGAGAACCTTAGCTTGCTCCCTAAAAGGGGACTCGAACATTTTGATTAGGGCCCACTTGAGTCCATCGGCTGCTGTTCCCTGGACAGGGGAGTTAAGTCTGTTGGTATAGTCCTTGTCCCCAGTTAAGATACGCCTACGCCCCATGACAGTTCTAGTTTCGGTAGTGTTGCCTTGTACTCGATGCCAATTGCGTATCCCCTCGTAGGTATCGAAGTATGTCTTTCTAACCTTCCGAGCTTGCTTCTCGTCCAAGTCCACCTTGAATTGCCTCGTAGCATTTGTTGCCAGTAAGGGGGCTCCCATGCCGTATATGAGCCCGAAGTTTACTGCTTTGGCTAACTGTCGTTCATCGGAACTAACCTCATCCCTACCTGACAGGTAAGAGGCGGTGGTCTCGTGCAAGTCTTTGCCCTCAGAGAAAGCCTTTTTCATACGATCATCAGGGGCTAGTTCGGCTGCTATCCTTAGTTCGATCTGGTCGTAGTCAGCCTTAACTAACTTGTTCCCTTCATCAGCTCGGAAGCAAGCGCGGTATTCGGCTGGCCGTGGTATGTTCTGTAGGTTTGGGTTTGAGCAAGCCATACGTCCAGTTGCCGCGCCGATCTGTTTCCAATTCGGGCGTATCCTGTTGTCAAAAGGATCAATGTGTCTAGTCCACTTAGTTCCGTAAGTGTTGGCCTTTTTAGATTCCCCTCGATGGTTCAGTAACTCTTCGATTACTGGGTGCTTGTCCCTTATTTCGGACAAAGTCCCTTGCCGCGTATTCTGAACTTTAAAACCAAGCTTTTCCAGTACCACTATAACCTGGGCAGGGGACTTCCAGTTGACTTTCTCCACCTTCTCCCCAAAGAGGTCGTCTTGTAGGGGGTAGTGCTCTTTAACCAGCTCATTCAGCCTTGCTTCGATCTCCGTCACCCTCACTTGCGCTGTTGTGGCTAGGCCGTTCCACTTGTCTAGGTTGAACCCAACCCCCGAGGTCTCCATCCAGACCAAAGCCGGGAGACACCTGTTCTCTAGTTCTTCTACTCGTCTCTGATCTGACTCGGTTATGCTCTCGTCTAGCTTATCCTTGATGGGTAGTAGTACCTCGGCATCCCTAGCGGCGTAGTCTAGCTGTTCTTTCGTAAGTTTTTGGGCTTCCCAATCAGACTCTTGTTGCTCCTTCGGTAACACACTATCAAGGAGTCTATCCGCTATGTCCGCTAAAGATTTCCCATAACCCCTACCGTGGACTACCTGATCAATAAGCATTGTGTCGTAGACTGGGTATATGGGGGTCTTTAGGACATGGGACAAAAAAGAGCAGTCAAACTTGCTGTTCTGAATCACCTTAACGGGTCCGCTCTCTAGTACTCTGGATAGTAATTGGGGGGCGTTTGGCAGCGCGAACAAGTCGAACAGGTATATCGCAGTAGGACTAGCTATTTGAACCAGGCGTATAGTGTTAGTCATAGGATGTAGGCCTGTCGTTTCTATATCCAAGCCAACCGCGGGCTCTGTCAGTAGTTCCTCTACTATCTTGGTAGCCCTGGCAGTTTCAGTGACTACCTCGTAGCTAATTGGGGGTATGTCTGGTTCGGGTTCCTCGCGCACCTCATCCTCAACTGTGTATAGGGTCTCGGTATCGTAGGTATCGCTGGAAGGAAACGGGTTGGCTAGTGCCTCGGGGTTTATTTCGTAGAGTATGGTGGGTCTGCCCAATGTTTTCGGAGTTTGTAAGGGTTTGATAAAACCCGAAGTTACTAGCCCTGCCAACCCCTCGTTCAGGGTGGCGTCAGGGAAGCTACGTAGCTTTTGTTTAATGTCTCGGGCACTAAAGGTAGTGCCCCCGTTGGCTATGATCTGTATCCAGATATCCTTTTGGGCGCGTTCTTCGCCAGAGGAAGTTAAGATGCCATTCGCCACGAGCCAGTGTTGTGTGATGTAGCGTCCTAGTTTCACGGCATTTCTAGCGGTATCCTGGGAGATTTTTTTCGTCCAGGGTTTTGTGTGCGTGTAGTTCTCGGCTAGATGCAGGTTTCCCGCTAACCTAAGAGTAAGACCAGCGTACTTGCTACCAAATTCCCTGATATGGTAGTGAGCCCTACCTGGTTGGAGTAGGGTTTCTGTGCGTGTCCACTCGTTTTCTAAGAGATCCTGGGCGGCTTTAGATGGACTGATATAGTTTGGTTTCTCTTCGGTGCTACGTCGTAGGTAGAAAATCCCACGTATCACATCCCGATAGTCAGCGATCACCTCAGACGGAACAGTGGGTAAGTGTTTCCATTTGCGGACTCCGATTCGGCTTTTGGGAAATATGAACGATATCCTAGGCGCTAACCCACGGGAGGTTATGTCTGGGTTTGAGGCCAACTTGATCAGTACAGCGGGCTGGAGGCATACCAGCAAAGTTAGTCGAGGGTTTTTTACTGACTCTGTTTTTCTACTTTTCCTAGCCACACGTAGGGTAGACTTACCCGAATAGGCTGTGAGATAGACATCGAAGTCCTCTTTTCCATCGTTATATTTGCCCATCATCACAGGGAAAATCTCAGGCTCGTCGGACATCAACGTCAATACACCCCCCTGCTCCTCTAGTACCGATACCAAAGCCTGGGATGTAATGTCGTTGACAATTAAGTGGGTTATCGGGATGACTTCATGGCTATCGAGTTTGATCGCCGCGTTATTCGCTTCTACCTGCTTATCTTTGTCACCAGGATTTGAGGCAGCTTCCTTATTAAGACGATCCGCTGTTTTACTATACCTATCGCGCTCCGACTCCGTTACGACTCGCAGGGGACGGGTTCGTTTTTCTTCCTCAGCCTCCAGCTCCTCCAAGGGTTTTATAGCGGCCCTATATGCTGGCGTTTTACCTTCGCCACTCTCTAGGACGGGGCATATATACAGATTTAAAGGTTCTGTCCACCCATCATTGGCCTTCACCCACGCGGCTCTCGATGAAACCGCAGAAAGGGTTCCCAGAACCAGGGCGAAGAGTAAATCGGTAGGGACCTGAAGCGCCTCAGCCTGTGCCTCTACGAAATTTCTCAGGCTTTTAGGAAGGACGTCAATCGGGCACGGTGGGCCTTCCCTACTCTCGAACGGAGTTATTATAGGCCAATCCAAATACGAAACGCCAAATCGAGACTCCATGTAGGAAAAAGCGTCTCGATAGGTAGCTATTTCAGTACCGTTAATCTTCCCCTGATCGAGCAACCAGGCTACCGCGTCTCCACCTTTGCCGCACGCTACACAATTCCAGTTACCCGTAGTGTTGTAGGCCAAGAGGCTCGTTTTACTTTTAGAGGGCTCTTTGCCGCACTCGTGGTTACCGACGTAGGGGCGTTCCTTCTCAACTTCTTCGGCGTTGGTACGCTCACTGGGTGGGGCCATATCTACGCCAGTATCCGACATTATCGGGCGTATTAGATGTTCGGCCCAGCGCCGTGGTCTAAGGTTCATAATGGTCGGTTCCCTCTGGTATCACAAAGTCAGCTAAAAAACGGGTGTACGGTATCCATTCACTGCGAGTCGAATCTGGGTTCAGTACGGAGATGTCAACTATTTGAGTGCCGTCAATAGCTATTCTAAGAGTCGCTTCGACTATTTCCCTAAGCTCGTCCAAACTAATAGACAACGTCCTCGTCATCAGACGAGGTAGTGTCAAGGCAGTTTTCCGTTATTTTAGTCCAGCCGTTGACGAGGGTGTTTACTTTTTCCAGGTACTCATCGGACGCTAGGTCTTCCAAAGTGGGTTTGTCAGGCATCGCTATGATGACGTCTGCTATGTACCGTAGACAGAACGACCGGGCGTTCCAGCCACCTACGCCTAGCACAGGAACAGGGAGCTTCTCCGTAGGCGTAGGAACGGACTCATCGTACTCTTTCATAGAGACATTCCTAGCGATAATGTTGCGGTACAGGACACCATTACGTTCGACCTCTTCGACCACGCAATCTATGTGCCAAATGGGCGTGGCCCTACCTTCCGCTTTATCAATAAGGTGACGGTCGAGTTCTGCTCGAATATCCTCGTTAGCCTCTATCGCGAGATAATTTTTCGGGGAGTGATAGAAGCCAACCGACTCCCCATCTATATGATAATAGGTTATAAAGTTTTTACTACGGACTCCGTCCATACCGTCTACTCGTCCCTTTACCAACATCTTTTCTAATTCAGGCATCGTTGTTTCTCTCCTTTTCACTTGTCACTTGAATTGCTAGACCTAGGGCGTCTAAGGTGGCCTCTGTAAAAAACAGGGCTCTTCCAATAGACAGACCTCGAGGCGGGTAGCTGTGGCGGTTCTTACGGGCAAGCGACTGAGGCGCCAACTCAGCCAATCGGGCTGCGGTCACGAGGTCAAAGTATTCAGTGTATGCGGAACACGTGCATCGTGCGGTGAAACCTGTGGGAGTGACCTCTATTTCCACATTCATTACTACTATCCCCCTGCTTTTGCCAACTTAACATGCCGACATTCACGTGGAAGTTGCGTCTCGTGCTCTTCGCAGGACCACCAGGTACGAGGGGCTCCAAATTTAGATGCACCCTCGTACCTATAAACGGCGCATCCCCCTGATGCGGGAGTATGCCCAAACGGAACGTATGAATCGTATACAATGTAGGAGCCCGGTATCGGGCATTTGACGAGCGTAGCCATATTCTGATCTCCCTCTCCACTTATTATTATAACACACTGAAGCTCCAATGGGCTTCAATTTGTTAGGTTGTTGCGTTTGCTACGGCTCTACTCCAATTCCTTTGCCACGCTATATCTTGCATTACATCCTTTGTCTGTAATCCACGAATTGCGTAGTCAGGGGCTTCCCGTTGGTCACAGTAAGGTATCCATTTTAGCTGTACTGGTTTGAGGTTCACTACTTCATAATACGCATGACTGTCAGCCATAGGAAATCTCCAAACATGAATTGCTCTCTGTTGTAGAGCCTCTAATGCAGTTTTCTGTAGCTCGTGTTCTTCTTTCCAATTCTTACCATCGGTAAAAGAATAACTATACTCACCCCAAGGGTACTGGGGAGTCTGCCCAATCTGTTTCATTTCCTTAAATTCTTTGGGTAGTCCTTTTAATAGCCTAGCCATTGGTACCTCTCTTTGTTTTTCCTGTGTCAGACACCCTATTTTGAGTATTTTGAGTATGGGTGCCTATAGATTTAAAACTCTCGGTAGTCTTTCACAATTCGGTGGTCTCCGCCGTTGTGTCAAACACTAGCGAGAATCAGCGTAGTCACTCATATCTTGCAGGTGCGAGTGGCAGACTAATACTTCGCCAGAGTCCGAGTATGGATAGGGGATGTAGTGTAATCCCAGCTCTTCGCAGTCGTTCGACGCACATATCGATTCGGACTGTAGCGATTCCTCATCTAGTTCCCAGTGGCGGTCTATGTCAGCGTGTATCGTTCTGCCCGTGGTAGTGAATTTAAGATGTTTCCGTTTTTTAGTCATTTTAGTTCTCCTCTATAGTCCAATAATGATTCCGTACTAAGGGGTTTGCACACTTCGGACACAACCACCCTTTTGTATTCGCAGGTCTTTCCTTTATTCCTATTCCAGCTACCATCATTTCCATGTCACCTGTGTAATCGCATTCCATAACGTTCTCGCATTCGCGTATCTGGTCTATGGGCATGACTCTTACTGATGCGTTAATGTCCTCGCAATAGAGACACAGACCGCTATCGTAAGGCCCACCTACTATCTCATTGTCATCGTTTACCAGGCAGTCGTATCCAATACTAGATGAACCGCAGTTGTCACAAACAGTGACATGTGTACGTTCCTTCGGTTCCTTAATCATCGCGTCGAGTGCTTCAACAGTCATCTCTTCCATCTCAGGAATTTTTTCATACGCTGTCTCTCGCAGGTATTCCAAGGCGGCCTTAGAGTCAGACTTGAATGTGATGCTATACATTTTAGTGTCCTTTCAGTTAATAGTAATATCGCTGGTCGCATCCTTGGAAGTGGGCGGTAGCGTCAGCATCCGCACATACCTCGCACTGGCACGCACCACAGGAGCATTGATCTGGAGAGGCGCACCCATCGTCACAGCATTCAAGGCTGTCTCCGGGCTTGTGGGGGTTAATCATGTGCGTTCTCCCTCTACCTAGTGGTTTGATTCGATCATCGGACACGCTAACACAGAGATTAGCGTGTCTCATGGTCCATCAACTCTGTGGTTTTAAATACGCCTGATCAGTCCCCAGACACCCCCCGCACCATGCATGGACAGTTACTCCAGCATCGTAGCAACGATGCTCGTTACGCTCGTACACCAGACCGTTATCATCGATTATACGAACGTGACCAGACCATGACCCCGATCCAGGGGGGCTATACCAGTCTCTGTGCACGGTAGCTTCACGCAAGGCCGAGAATTGCCCCTTACACGTAGATACCGTTTTCCATAGTTTCTCTGGAATCGGCCCCGAAAACGCTGAAGGTACAATTTGCACATGATATGTCATGATCTACACCCGCAATCGCATTGAATGTTTAGGTCTGGTTCGGTTTTGGCGGTACACTCGTGATCTGCTACCAGAGCCCCAGCGTCCAACATGAACTCAACCTGTGCTTGCCATGCCCCAGCCTTGTCGAACTCGTCGTAGTCGTAACCAATGCCGTTATCGTAGGCTACCAGTGAGCAATCGTCACAAATATCTGGTTTTAGTTGCGTTTCGCTCGAATTCATTTTGTTGCCTCACTTTCCTCGTTGGTTGATTCGAACAAGAAGAGCTCCAAAGAATAATTTGGAGCTCTTTTTAATCCATCAACTAACGTGGTTGTCGACGTGCTGCCAATACCATCTTGCTTTTAATTTCGCAGGGCATTTCGGGCATTGAATTCTATTTGTTAGCTGTTTGCGTTTCACGTGTGCACCTCTTTCGAATATGGTTGTTGATTCGCCCAAGACTGCACCCAAAATTATTTGGGTGCAGTTATAGACCATCAACTATTTAATATTCGGCGGAGTTCCCTTGCTTTGGCCATTACACTAATGGCCTGTGCTACCTGACTAGGAGTCGGGACATTGTCACCGTAGTTTTTTAGGTCGAATTCCCTCGCGCGTTTCGCCATCTCAACGTGGCATACGATTGCGTCGAATAGACTCTTTGGGTCGCCGGTGGGTTGGTCCATGTGTGTCTCCTTTATTTATTTGGTAGTTGCGTCAATAGCGGCATTGGCTTTTCGATATGCTCCGTGTGTGGATAATCCTATTACCATATTATTTTTCTTGAGTAGTTTAAGGTCTGCGCATTTCATACACATTGCGCACGTCACGTTCTTATTAAAATTATTTGGACATGGTAAGACTTTGATGCCATCACGCATGTGCACCTTGCGGGACATATGCTTTTCATACGTCCACTCGCAGGCGTAGCCTAGTGACCACGCACGATGAATTTGTTTCCAATTCTCACAGCTTGCGAGAACATTTGCACCGTTCCAAGCTGACTCAGGCACGGGTATGGGTTCGTTCCAAGCGTGAGTGTAGGTGTAGGCTTGTGAGCCGTTAGGAGATCGTGCTTCGTATCGCACCATAGCGTCCCCTATAATCCCACAGGCTATGTCGTTACTGGAGTCGCCAACTACGTGTACACGTAAATCTCTATCAGCAGGTAGTTCATCTATTTTACCTGATTCAATTTCAGCAAATTGAATCTGAATGTGCATCCGAGTTTCTATGTCCTGAATATCTCCGTATATTTCAGGGTAGAATGGACACGATGTAGGACATGTTAGTTGGGGAGCATAGGTAGCATTCATTTTGCCTACCTTAGCGTTCTGTGAGTCTATGACAGCCGTTATGGCGTTCTCATCTATTACATCCAGTGCACGTTGATTGATGCGATTAGTGGTATGACGCGCCATTCCAAAATTTGTATAGCATCCATGGTTTGTCAGTATTTGCCCAATGTATTTGGCGGGTGGCTTTGTGGAAGTTGTCATTTGTGCCCCCATTTCGATTGGATTTAATATCCTGGGTTCAGCTTAATTGAGTGTTCGTCAATAGTTCAAGGTGTTTTGATGGCAATTTTCAGCGAGTTTTTAGTGACGTAATATCAGGTATATCACTATGATTAACAGAGGTAGCATAGATATATACGTGGTGTATGATCCTATTATTTGTTATTCATATCTATATTCAATCCATATAACCTGCAGGAATATATCTTTAGAATAGATATCCAAAGAGCTCTTAAGATCTAACTATTAAGATCTAACTATTATTCTTAACTGTGATAGATATATATACATAATATATATATATATATATAAGATAAGAATAGGGAGGGGGATATAAGACTGATGGGAGGGGATATAGGTGCAGATGATATTATTCCGCTTCTATCAGCTCAGGATATAAGGTACAGGTACCCCTATTATGCCCCTGGAGAGGGGGGTATGCCTTGAGAGGATTTATATAAGAGTATAGGTATCAATGACAGAAATTTTATACTAAAGGCCCTTTTGGGAATAGATAATAGTCTTGTGTGTGTGAATAAAACATAATCTACTAGGAGTGCTACTCAAAATACTCAAAAATACATAGGGTTCAGTATTATGTAAAGTAGTTTGGTGTGAAACATTGGTACGTAAATTGACATTTTTAGGTGATTGCGGTACGTTTGGGGTTGCGAATGGTTATTATGGGGGGATATGTATGGAGATTGCTGGGTATGAGAGGTACACTAAGCATAGTGGTACTGGGAGAGTGACTAAGAGATCCAGGGATATTGGTAGGGCTATAGTATTACAGCCGGACCTTACGTATGAGGCGGTTGGTGGGATGTTCGGGGTAAGTAAGCAGAGGGTAGGACAGATAGCCCGAAGGTTACGTATAGCTAGGAAGGGTAACGAGGGTAATGGGGAAGACTGAGCGGGAGATAAGCACTAGGAAGAAGATGGCTCAGTTCCTAGTGGAGTTTTCTAGTGTAGGGTCGGTACGTAAGTCTGCTATGGAGGTTAACGTTCCGAGAACCACTGTGTATGGGTGGATCAGGAGTGATACCTACGGGTTTAAGGAATTATATGAGACTGCGAAGCACAGTTTCCGTGAGTATTTGCAGGATATAGCTATTGATAGGGTTAAGGTCCAGAAGCCTGGGGACAACCCGGTATTGTTAATTACGCTTCTTAACGCGCATTGGCCCGAGAGGTATAGGAAAGATCAGAGCGCTGGTAGTGATGCCGCTAAGGAGATGATGGCGGAGTGGAGGAAGTGGTTGAAGAAGGGGATCAAGGCGTCTAAGGAGGGTAAGAAGAAGAAGGAAACTAGGACTGAGTCGGAGATAGAGAGAGAAGAAGCGGTGGCAGAGGCCCAGAAGATCCTGGCTAGGAGATCTGATGGCAACTCTAACAGCGGAACTACAAGGGGCTAGGCCGCCTAATAGTCCCGCTATCACGCAGTATATATTCTCGCAACTGGACTTCTTACCTACGAAGCTCCAGGCGGATATTCTTAATTGCAGAAAACGGTTTGTTCTGGTTGCTGGCGGGGAGCAGGCCGGTAAGAGTATGGTGGCGTCTAAGTACCTGGTGTCGAGATTCCTGGAGACGGAAGGAAAAGGGCTCTATTGGCTGGTAGCTGCGGACTACGAACGCACAAGAGCGGAGTTCGACTACCTGGTAGAGGACTTCTCGGCTCTGGGAATACTGGAAGAGGTCACTAAGAGGGTGGACCCGGGACGTATCGTACTCGCTGACGGTACCAGGATAGAGACTAAATCGGCGAAAGATCCCAGAACACTCGCTATGAGAGCCCCTGACGGGGTGCTTGGATGTGAAGCGTCACAGTTAGATCTTAACTCGTTCTATAGACTCAGAGGTAGAGTAGCGCCTAAACGGGGCTGGCTCTTCCTGTCAGGTACTTTCGAGGGGTCCCTAGGATGGTATCCCCAACTTTTCTCCTCATGGCAGATGCCTACAGAAGATGAGGAGAGTTTCTCGCTACCGAGCTATTCTAACGCTTACCTGTACCCAGGGGGTATTAATGACCCGGAGATACAAAAGCTGCGGACACAAGCCTCGGACGAGTTCTTTATGGAGCGTATACAGGGGATCCCGTCCCCTCCTACAGGTCTCGTGTTCGGAGAGTTCCGCACGGATATACACGTGGACGAAGAAGCCGAATGGGTGCCGGGAGAACAGGTCTACCTCTGGATGGACCCAGGATACGCAGGAGCATACGCCGTAATGGCGGCTCAAGATATTAACGATCAGATATGTGTCTTCGACGAGGTGTACGAGCAGGGACTCACTACGGACGGGATCATAGATATCGTGACCAATAAGCCGTGGTGGAAGGACGTACACTCGGGAACTATCGATATCGCGGGGTATCAGCACCAGGCTATGTCAGCTCCAGCAGAGCTGTGGATGGACAGAACGGGGATATACCTGGACGCCCAGAAGATACGGATAAACGAAGGAACGGAGAGACTTAAAGGTTTCTTAAAGCCTGACCCAGTCACGCACAGACCTAAAGTAACCTTCTCCCCTAAATGCAGGGGGATACTATCGGAGTTCGGCGCAGTCCCCTCCCCTTTCGACGGACAGACCAGGGCTTATAGGTGGAAAACCGACAGGGAAGGGAATATAGTGGGCGATACGCCCGAAGATAAGAACAATCACGCCGTTAAAGCGGTCATATACGGGCTGGTAAGCCGGTTCGGGTACGGATACGTTAACGGTAAGGACTTTATTAAAGTTAAACGCTGGACCACAAACTAACCGGGGCAAATATGGCAAGGCTAAAACCAGAAGATATTATCGATAAGGTAGACGCTCATTACGAATCTACCCACCCGCTACGTAACCGCATGGACGCTGATCATCAGCTCTATAAGCTGGAAGAGTACGACGCGGGAGACGGGTATAAGTCGTATACGTCTAACGAACCTCAGACATACGCGGATAAGATTATCTCGTGGATGACAGGCGCAGACCTGGTAATACGTATCCCTCCTAACGGTAACCCCCGTAACACCAGGGCGGTTAATAACGATAAGGAGAGGTTTATTATAGGGGCGCTTAGATCCGCTAACGATAGGCTCCGAAATAGACTCGTTCCCTCCCTGAAATCCCAACTCGCATGGTATATAGCCGTAAGGGGTTGGTACTCGGGAAGGGCTATGCTTGTTAAGAAAAAGGACGGAACCACCGTCATTGATATAACACCGTGGGATCCTATGCACACGTACTGGGGCGTTGGGGCAGACGGCCTAGCGTGGGCCTGCTATAAGATCAAGAAAACTAGAACTGAGATCGAAAGCCAATAC